CGTTAATCTTGCAGTATTTAATCTTGACACGATCCGATTCACGAGATCTTTTAGGTTTGCCATAAATTGCTTTCAGTTGTTTATCTTCTAAAGTGCTTTCAAATGCGGTCACGTTCCCAGTGTACATATTCAGCGTTGCTCTGTCGTAATCTACATAGTAGTAGTCAGCAACGCGGATGGTGTCTTCCATAAGCCATTGGCTTAGATTTTGGTCACCTACACCCAGCGTTTGCAAGGTGGTAATGGGTGCGGAGTCGGGATACATCCGCTGGTATTCGTCTTTGGTGATGTCTTCAGTAATGAAGCACCACTTGGCATCTGCGCCAGTCGGGTCTTGAATGGTTGGGTCCATGTAGACGCTGAATGAGTTGCGTACACGGCCAATCTTGATGTCTTGATCAAACGTGTTTTCGTCGCAGTATTCGGTCAGGATGCGGATGTAACCTTCGCCGTAGGAGACTTGGTTTTCGCAAGCCGTGTCGTAAGCAACGTCGGCGTCTGAGATGTATTCGATGTGTCTGACCATTCCATTGAAGATTTCTGCAACTTCAACGTCTGCATGGTCGTCGGCTGGAATAACTTTGCCACTTGGGCGGTTTTGCCTTTGGTCATTGGTCACCTGTCTTACGTGCTGGGGTAACTTATTGATCGTCAGACACGGTCTGGCGTTAATCGTTTGACCTTGCACCGCACCACGGGTTGCCAACACATCTGCTGGCCATTGCCAACGATTGTCAGGCGAGCCAGCGTAGAACTTCAGGTCGTCAATTTCATCTTCACGCGACTCAGACAACGCACCAATGGCCATGTCCAAACGCGAGCGAGCAGTCGCTAAGATACTAGACGATGAGTCCTTGTCCTTGCCACCGTTGGCCACAGCACCGGCTGCGGCGATGCCTGTGTAATCTGCCATTATTTTTTAGCCTTTGGTGCTGCACGTTTAACAGCGTAAGCAATTGCAACAGCCTGTTTCACCGGCTTACCAGCTTTAACTTCGGCCTTTACATTCTTGCGAAAGGCTTCGGGTGTTTTGGATTTAACGAGCGGCATTTTATTTCTTTTTCGCAGTCTTAGCTGAGTCTTTGAAGTCTTTAGCCGTTGGCGCGTTTTTGCTGCCAGGCTTGTTCATCTTCTCGCCAGAGCCAGCTTTGATGCGAGCTTGCTTTGCGTGGATGTTTGCATAGAGTCCAGGTTTTGTAGCCATATCAACACTTCCATCGTTTAAGAGCAGCTTTAGCGCGTTCGCCGTCTTTGGCGTTGGCCGCTACAGCGCCCATTCTTGCACAAAATGAATCCTTGCGGCCTTGGTCTGCCTTGGTCTTAGGGTTTGGTGCTGGCGCTTTTAAATTCGACCCCGTTGCCGCATTGTACTTCTCGCGGCCTTTGGCAGTCAAACCAGCACCCTTAGACACTGGCAACTTCTCGCCTCGACCTACTGACAGAGAAACACTCTTCTTTGCCATTTAACTTCCCATCCATCCCGTAGAGACTGCGCTTTGAGAAGAAGCTCGCCTTATTGCAGGCTCCTTGTATTCTCTGTGCGCCACGGGGAAAGCAAAAGTGACTGCAAGTGCATCAGCTGCATCCGGTGAAGCTAAACCCCTTGCTCGCATCTCTTTTTTGCCTTCCAAAAATATAGTCCCAGAAGAATTTGGCTTCTTCGTTGGACCAGTGAAATCAGCCTTTAATTGGCGATCTGACGGGATACTAGCAGATTTTAACCAATTTCGCATCTCATTCCACATTTCTGCTCGCTTATTTCCAAACGCCTGCGAGTGCTTGGCCTTGCCGCCAAAGTTAACACCCCGAACCTTGTAACGCTGCTCTGTAAGACGGTCAAGAATGCCATACCCCAAACCACCCTCATCAATCACAGTCAAGGCTGGCTTATATTCCTCAATCGCATCAATCACCCGACCCACAATCTCCATCGTATCCTCGCCCTTGTACCGCTTAATGGCCACAATGTCGCGCCCCTGCCTCACCACAATAACCGTTGAATCTGCGCCACCCCTTGCTGGGTCAACCCCCAAAACAATAGGCGCTGTCAAATCCTTGTACCTCGGCCTCTTCATCGCATCATCAACAATCACAGGGCTGATAAATTGATCCTCGCCAGCAGATGGAAACTCGCCATACACCTCAACCTTGGCTTGGCTGCTGTCCTCGCCATATTCAGCAATAATCTGCTCATACACCGACTTGTCAGTATCCTCCACCGTTCTAGCATCGACAATTTTTGATGTCCAAAAGTCCCGCTTGGCGTGAAAACACTCAAAAAAGTACCCCTCATTGCGCCGTGGGTTGGAAAATGCAAACCAATACCTGTCCGGCGTGTTCTCAGTAAAGAATCCAGCGCCAACCTCCCAAATAGGGTTAGGAATACCGCTAGATTCATCAAATATCAACATCATGCCGTCTTGATTGTGCACACCAGCATAAGAATCAGGGTTCTCAGCACTCCACAATTTACCCTCACAAGCCCAATACCGCGTACCCTTACGCAAATCACGCTCAACCAACTCAGTCAACCATTGCGCTGGCACCAGCTTGGTGGCTGATATTTCCCACCAGTGCGAATTAATCAACATTGCCGCCCACTTGGTCAACTCAGCCCAAGTCACTGAGCGCAACTGGTTCTCGCTGTTGGCGCTGACCACCACTGAGCCGCCAATCCTTGTCGTCAACATCCACAAAATCAACCAACTCACCAGCGCAGACTTGCCAATACCACGGCCAGAAGAGACAGCCATGCGGATGGTGTCATAGTTAATCAAACCCTTTTGCCTCTTAATGTGCGCGGTTATGTCGCGCAGCACTTCGCGTTGCCACTTCCTCGGCCCAGTAAACTTTTCCAGCGGCGTGTTCTTTTGCCCCCAAGGGAAAGCAAAAAGCACAAAAGCCTCTGGGTCATCAGCAATGGCCGGTGACCAAAGTTCCACCATCAGCTTTTGCTCTTCTTCGGATTTGTATATCGTGGTTTGCATTAACGGGTTTTGTTTTTTGCCAAGGCGTTGACTGTTTGACCGTTACGCTCAAGAATGGTCATATTCTTTTCTTCGCCAGGAAACACAACAAAGTTACGGGTTAGTTTTGAATGAGAAGCTCTTTCTGCCTCTAGCGCAGACAAGATTTGCTTCATTCTGTCTTGATTACCTAATCCCGAATCTATGTCTTTTTTCAATATATCTATACGCGTATCAAGTTGCGCTTGAGTCATAGATGAAACGCCAGGTTGTCTGCTTCCTTGATCTAAATACTTAACTCCTGGTATTCCCGCTTCGCTCAATCGTTTAACTATTTTTGGATTATTCAAGTCAACAATTGATTGAGGAGATAAATTCCTCATACGAACTCTGTCGCTTAAAAAGTCATTGAGTTCAAATTGTTGTGCATTGGACAATGGCGACCCCTCACCAATAAGTGCTTTACGCATTTTTTCGATCAAGTTTCGTTGCTCTGCCATTGGCTTATCCCAATCAAGCATAGATGCAATCTTTTCGTCAGGGAGGTCAATCTTGTAAAGGTTGCCAGTAGCGGCTCTAGTTGGTAAAGTAGATCCATCATCCAAAAGTTTTGCAGCCTGCATATTAACTTCGTAATCCATAAGATTCGCCCGTTGTTTCAAATACGCAGATGCTTTTTGTCTATCTCCAAATTGCTCCACAGTTGCTAAAGCCACATGAGATGGATTTGCTGGATCAATTTCATTTCCGCTGTAAGTAACCTTTTGCAATTTATCCCTATATCCAGCAGCTACTGCTGGATTTTCAGCGGTATAAATTCCATATCCAAAACTTTGCGCTCCCTCACCAGTACCAATCTTGCTTGCATCAAACTCACCCAATGGGTTGCGAGCAGTGGGTGGCAATGTGTGCGGTGTGCCGTGATACACATCAAGAGGGCTGACAGTTCTACGGCTCATATCCATCGCCAACTGAGCCGGCAAACCACCACGCTCCATCATCTGAGGAATTACCCTCTCAGCGTAACGCTCACCAGCTAATGCAGCTCTACGTGCTTGCCTTGCCGCCTCCAATGTCGCCATAGTCACAGGCTTTGCCGTAGGTGCTACCGCAATAGCAGCTTCCAACGCCTCGGGCCTAATGCGTGTAGTCCCGCCAAGTCCACCAGCTCCAGTTGTCAATGGCTCGCCATACGACAACCGATCCAATGTCTGACTAATCGCAGGAACGCTAAGAAACTGCGCCGCACCCTGCATTTGCTGTGTGCGTTCAGGCGAATAACTCTGCGCTAAGAAATCTGCCAGCGCACCCAAATACTCATTGCGCGGCATAGGGCCAATAGATTCTTGGTAAGCCAACCGATTGGCTGGGCGCTGGGTGAGGGCGTTGTTGTAGATCGGCATAGGTAGATGTTAAATCATTTTTTTAAA